AATCAACTCATACTTACCTGTCTCTTTATCGAGAACCTGCCGATATTTGGGCATTGAGTGCCGCCTCCGTCATGTTGTTTTGATGCTCTATCTGCTGTGAAGCCACATCATATTCAGCCTGCGCCCGCTCTATCTCCAGATCAGCCGCTAGCTGTGCCTGACTCTCTTGTAATCGGGCATTCATCTGGGCCGCAATCGCCGCTAAGTTGTTCTGTGACGCAACCTGCTCCTTAGTCATATCCGCTTGGCTATCGGCCTGAATCTTCGCCATCTCACCCTGAAGCTTGGACTGCTGAAGCGCCATATCAGCTTGGGCCTTCATTTGCATCTTCTGAAGCTCCATCTGAGACTTCTGCATCTCCATCTGCATCTTCTGCTGCTCCATCTGAGCTTTCATCTGCTCAGGTGAGGGCTGCTGCTGCTGGCCCTGTTGTTGAGCTTGTGACTGCTGAAGCGAATCCAACGCTTGATCCATCATCCCCTCAAGATATGACGCGCCTTTAAAGCCGCTCATGGTGAACTTAATCATGCCAATCAGAATCGGTAGCGCCTCAGGCATGACCTTCACCGCCGCCTGTGCGCTTTGCACAAACTGAGACATCGCCATCAGGAACTCAGTCCTTTCCTGCTTCACCTGCGCGTAATCCTGCATCGCAATGGATTCGGGACGTATCTCAATACGCCATTTGCAATCAGGTGATTTCATTAGCTGGATAGCAGGCTCAATAAACTGTGAGTCATTTTGCGGCATATACATGGCAGCGGATTGGGTCACAATGGACTGCGGCGTGTAGTGCTTTCCAATTACCTCAGCCTTTAACTGCTCAATCTCACTGGCAAACCGCGCAAACTCCTCCTGTAACGCCTGAACGCGAATCGAACCCATCTTGACCTTAGTGGCCTGTGTACTCGCCGCCGTATACTGGTCAGTCTGAGCGCCGCGCATAATGTCAGACAGTCCTGTAACCTCATACAACTGGCTAACCTTAGCCTGCTGAACACCCTGCAATGTCTGTAAGACGCCCACAACGGTATCCACAGGGAACCAATCAACCGCGCCCCTGACACCCCCTTTCTCACTGAACATGGCCCAGTTATCCACAGGTATCATGTCATTATCAACGCCCTCCTGTAGCATACGGCCAACACTGGCACCAGCCGTGGCGTCATAGACCCCCACAACCTTCACAGCCTCGGTAATAATGGCAATGCGGGTCTGTAGCTCGTCAACCTCGTTATATAAGTCCTGCGCCAAGATAAAGTCGGCTTCAGGGCGAAACAGGTTGGTTGTTAAGTTAGCCGCCATAGGGCGTGGGCTAGGCCAAAAACCCGTTAATTGGAGGGGATCAGGCGCACTGTCCAGCACCGTGTCACAGCCTTTTGACCACCAATAGACACTCTTGGACTTCTTGCACCATATTTCCCAAACCGCTGCTTTCTGGATTGAACTTTCCTGATCCGCCTCCGAATCGTTTTCGCCCGTTGGCGTTTGGTTTTTGTATTCAAGTTTTCCCGCATAATCCTCGCCAAACCGCTCGGCAATCTCGGATTTGGTCATATAATTCCTAAATGCCAGCCACGGCATCTCATCCCATGTGCGACACCAGCCCCACAAAAGGTCTTGCCAGTGAACATAATCAATCGGCACCCGCTCATTGGTGATGTTCTCCATCTCCATTTCCATGCCTGTCATGGGGTCAATCACCACCTCGACCTCAGACTCATAGGTGTAGCGAACCCGCGCCATACCGAGTCCGGGCAACAAACGATCCTGCAAAGCCGCCTTTAGGACGCTCGGCAAGTCCTCACCAGACGGCTCTGAATCAGCCTCTAGCAAACGCTGGAAAAGGTTAGATGCAACACGCGCCACATCGTCATCAGGGTCTTGATGCGCCCGTGAAACGTCCACACGGGGCGTTGAGCCAAACAACATGCTCTGCAACGTCGAAACATTGGTATAAAACAGGTTTAAACGGCTTTGCGGACCACCATCAGAGCGGCGCTCGTCCAAATAGCGGTCAACCACCTTATTACCCTTGGACTGGAAGTCCCTTAGACGCTTACTCGCAGCGGCAATCTCTTTTTGCCAGTGCTGCGCCCATTGCTGGGGTGTTTTTTCGCCTTCTGGGTTCATTTCGTAAACAACCTGCGACTCAATACTTGAATCCATACCTAAATCCTCTGTCGGCCCCGCCTTTGGGGTGTATTCCACATGTCACCCAGCGCTTCGCGGGTATAAAGACCACCATCTTTGCGGATAATCGCACATTCCATTGCCTTTTTCTCGTTTATAGCATTGACATTTTTCTCACCCATGCTAGCGGCCCGTCGACCCAGCAAAGAAAGACAGTCAACAATGTCGTCATGGTCACCAAACGGGAACTCGCTAATCTCACGCAATAAATCGGTATTCCAGTTGCCGCGCACCATCTTCACGCCGCCCATCTTCGCCAATCCCCGAAAAGCCGCCGCTCTCAGTTCCTTATTCTGGCCCCGTGTTGGCATTCCATTCAAAGGCACCAGCGTCCCCTGCTCCCTCAGTATCTTATGCGCCAGATTCTTAAAGACCTTGGCACCCACATCATCATCAATCAGCACCTCGATCATATTCCACGTTTGATGCAGCCGAATCAGGTTAGTCACGATATTGTCGGGGGTGACGCGATCACGCCACATATCCACCAAATACAAATCCCCGTTGTGTATCCCGCCAATCACGCAGACAGAGAAGTCACCACGGCCCTCAGTCATCGCAATATCCAAACCGCCGTACAGATTCATCTGCGGAGCCTTATCCACAATCTCAATGTCATCAGGATTCAGCCAATCACCCTCGCTAGTCAGCGGCTTTTGCTGGTACATGCCCGCCCAGCGCTCAGGATCACGCTTGGCCTCAGATACCATCTGATCCGTAAACCATTCAGGCCATAAACGCTGCCCTATCTCACGGCCAATCGGGTCATCAGCGCTGTCAGCCTCCATCGGAATCCGCACCACCTCCCATGTCTCAGCCTCTTCAGACTTCAAGATAGCGCCGGGGATGTCATCCGTATGCCAGCGGGTTGTCACGATAATCTCAGGTGAGCCGGGAATTAATCGGCTGCGGTATTCAGTACGATACCAATCCAACGCTGCCTGTCGCTGTGTCTCACTATGCACCGCCTCGAACGAACTCACCGGGTCATCAAGAATCGACAGATTAGAGCGCAGGCCCACAATAGACGTACCCACACCCGCCGCTGTCATCGTCCCCGCCTTCAAATTAGAAAAAGAGCTTACCGATTGGTTAGAGGGGTCAATCGTCGTACTACTCAATATCCGAAACTGCTCGGTCTGAATCGCCGCACGACAGCGCCGCGCAAACTTCTCAGCCAACGACTGCGTAGCCGAACAACGCAAAATATGGTGTTCAGGGTTCATCGCCCACCACCATGTCGCAAACTGAATGGACACAATGGTTGATTTCGCGGCCCCCGGCGGCAAACACACCATTAAACGCTTTATCTCACCCCGAGCCACACGCTCTAAGTGATGCGCCACAACCCGATGATGCTCCTGATGAGGAAACACAAAGTCATTGTGATCAGAGGCCGCCATATACTGGCGAAATAACTCCAAGCTGGATAAAGCGTGTTCAACCTCATAAAACTGACGCTCAACATCGGTTAAATAAGAGAGATCGGCGTCATCCATACTTGGCTTCGCCTAGCTCTTCGTAATCAGCCTCTTCAATATCATCATCATCGGTGGTTCCGACTTTGACCGCGTAATCAGCGTCTTCATCGGCATCCTCAAGATCATAGCTAACGCCATGATCATCAACGGCTCCGCCGTCTAAGTCGTTAGAAGGCTCCGTATATTGCTGGGTCAAACGCGCCATTAGCTCATCACGGGTTAATGAGGCCGTATTACCTACATCATTCCCCAAACTAGCCACCTGTATCCTATCCACCGCCTTACCATGCGCCCTATCCAACAAACTGTTAGCCGCCGTCACAACGTCCTTATGCGGCGCGTCCTTATCCTCCAACACCGCTAACAACGCCCTCAAAGCCGTCTCCGTATGCTCACGGAACTTCTGCTCAACAGACGCACGTTCACGATATAAATAATTACCCTTCGTGTTGCGGCGTGGGTCAAAACCCTTGCTGAAGTGGCCTGAGTGCTTCTGTCCGGGCTTGCATCCTCTAGGCATGTTTCCTCCATTTCAAAATTTTTGAGGGGGGTCTAAACCCCATCTGCGGCATCGACTTCAAACAGGCCGGGGGGGGTGGTTGGGTTGTGGGGGTTTGTTTGCTTTTTCTTTTGTTCGATTTAGTTGGTTCCATTATGGAATTTAACATTTTACCTATTATGCGCAATGTTACATTTCCGTAAGTGTTTGATTTGGCTGGAGTTATCATGTTACGCAAACATTATGGTCGGGTGGTTTGACATTATGGGCCAAAAACAGGGGTGGTTTGGGGAAGGCATAAGGTGAGGGAAGAGGCATAGGTTGGCCCCCTCCCGGCGAAACCTGAGCGCGCCCGCGAGCGTAGTTTCCCCCCCATTTCCCCCCAATTTCCTGCACATAACCAATCCCTATTTCAGAGCGGTGTTAATCAATTCACTTACCCTTATTCCGCCACTATACACCAATAACCCGC